TTCTTCAAGAATGCTACGAGTTTTCTTTTGCATACGGGTCAGGACCTTTGTATTATTTAGCGGGTTTTTGAACTAACTAGCTCTAACACGACTGGTCTAATCTGCTGTAATTCTACAGGTGCTCTGTCCCAAAAATCTTGATCTTGTTTTTGAAAAACAGGCACCAATAGTTCACGATTTTTACGCAATCTATCAAGATGTTTAATTTTTTGTTCACGTGCAAAATCAAGATCGGTTAATATTTTTAAATTGTCTGCAAAAGCTCGAGTACATCTTTCTAGTAAAGTATCGCAATATTGATAATCATGATTTATAACATCATCAAACACATCAAATCCTTTTATTCTCCAAGTTTCAGCCTGTTTGTATCCACCAATCCATAACGGAAAAGTTAGGCCATGTATAGAGTAAATTGTTTTTTCTGTGTAAACCATATATTTTTCATACCTGATACTATCGCTTATCAGACTTACTACACTTTTTGAAATCATTTCTCCTAAAAACGTATCCCATGTCCAGACATTCAATCCGTAATTTGCCACATTAGAATTAGTGGGCATTTCTTCTGGTGCAGATACAAATTTGGCAGGTATTTGTTTGACTGCACCGAGCATATGAGTTTTAAACTGGGATAAGTCTGACACAAGATCCGTGGGCAGTTGATCAAACTCATCAAGTATTCTAGTAAGATCCATACTATTGCCAATACCACTCCAGGTATAATCGTAACTTGATAACTGGAACCATTCGACTAATTTTAATAACAAATAACGATTTATTTGTTTTTTGTTTATTAAAAAGTTTGCACAGTAATCTATAGGCAGGTGATCGTGTGAACCCAATCTTAAAGACATGTCCAAAGATGTTTTTAACAAAAAACAAGGCCAATGGTCAAATTGACAAAAATCTACAACTTTTTCAGAATGGGCTGTAGAAATTAAACAACCAGGAATTCCGTTGTTTTTAATCATCTTGTTTACATCTTCTTCATACATAATATCATGCCAAATTACAATATCATCTGAAGTGAGTGCAACGTCAGGAGTTAAACTAATAATATTGTTGTTACTATAATTACAGAACTTACTGTATATTGCCATATTATTAACCAGTCTTGATCTGTCCTAAAAGCTGTTTTAGTTTGGCGTTTTGCACGTCGGCCATAACTTTGGTAATTTCACCTGTAGACTGATCCACTGTTTCTGTTGGAGTGACACGACTCTGTGTCTTAATGCTTTCGTAGATGTTGGGCTTTTTAAAACCACTGCTGACAGATTCATCTTCGCCGGGGTCTGTGATACGCATGGTTTCAATATTGTAGTCAAGGTCAATCTTCATGCCTACACCTGTACTACTTCTTGACTTCATGCATTGTATTTGATATTTGCCACGCTCTTTCATGGCTCGACTTGTAAAAATACCAAACACATTGTCCGCCGTATTAATTTTAGATATACCGCCACTGATATGACTGTGATCAAACTCAACTTCTTCTACCGCACTACGATTCAACTGCGATGCAGTTACAAACAACACATTGAGCTCCTTGGCCAAGTTTCGTAGTTCTTCACTCACATACTTGTCTTTGACAAACAGATCATTTGGACTAACCTTGGCACTAACCGGCATCAACAAGTCTAGATAATCACACATGACAAAGTCCACTCGTATACCTGTTTGTACCTGCACTTCTTTGATGTAACTGCGGATATCGTTGATGTTGCTTTGTGCTGGTATTGCTTTGATTCTATACTGTCCAGCTTTCTTGCTAACCAGTTTGACCTTGAGTTCTGTTTGGTCAATGTCCTTGCGTATTTCTTTTGTGCTCATTCCAGCCAACATGGCATCAGTCCTCAAGGCACACAGTTCTTCACTGAGTTCTAGACTGATATACACACCGCTTAGGCCGGCCTGTAACCAACTTAATGCTATGTTCATCATGACCAGACTCTTGCCTGAACCTGATCCACCTGCAAAGATGTTCAGTTCTCCGCGACTGAATCCACCATACAAGATACGATCCATCTGTGGCCAACCTGTGCTGACCTGTCCACCTGAATTAAAATACCGGTCTATACGGGCTCTTGGATCAGCCCAATAGTCTGTGCCCATGTCCTTGGTCAAGCTGATCTGTACTGCATCCTTGATCAGTTTTTCTACAGGATCATACTCGCCTTTTTCTAGTAGGTCTGCACTCTTAAGGATGGCACGTTCTAGTTCTTGGCGTCGAGTGAATGCTTCAAACTCTTCCATGAACCAATCAAAGTGTCCTTCATTGAGATCAGGAATATGTTGTTGTCTAACCCCTGTTGTTGCGGATATCTGTTCCGCAGAAGGTAATGTTTTATGATCATTGCTATGCGTAGCAATGAACTCGGCCGCTGGCCTTAGACTGCGATCAAAGTTTTCTGGATTGTAAATGTTCTGCACACGCACATAACTCTCTGCGTCCTGCAACATCATTTCTAAGAATAAGCGTTGGACATCAAGTCCGTAATCTTTTAACAAGTTGTTTCTTCCTTAGTTCAATTTTAATTCTACTAGTTTCTCGTGCCTGCATTATAGTTAGCAAAGCGCCTAATCTTCCCATACAAATTACTGCATCATTTACATCTTTGACTCCTTCAGGCCATTCAGGCATGCTGACTGACCAACCTAGTTCAACAGCACGCTCTACCAGTCGCATGCCGGGCAAGTCTTGATCTGGCACAACAACCACTTCTCGCTCAAGGCTTCTTATAAGCCTGACCTGTGCGTCATTTATATCTGCGTGTAACACAGCTACACCGTTGATGCTGAGTGCATCAAATACTCCTTCTGTTACAATTACTGAGTTCCAACTATTCTGCTGTAAGTCTGTACCAAATACATATCCTGATTGTATATCTTGGATATACTTGGGTGTCCTATTGTCCAGGAATCTTGTGGTGTGTCCAACTATCTGATTGTCGTAAGTAAATGGCACAACAATTCCAGGCCTTGTGCCTCGCTTGGACAGGTATGGATAGTCTAGCATGATACCACGCTTGGTCAAATAATCTTGAGCTGCGTCTGTTAGTTCTTCAGTGTTGGCTGGTAAATCGCATTCTTCAAACTGTATCTCAACCGGTCGAACGGCCTGTTGTCGTTCGGTCAGTATGCCTTCGATATTTCTATGTCTAAGACTTTCAAGATTGATACGTTCAATTTCTTCTTGTGGCACATTCAACCAGGCCAATAACTTGCGAGCTTTGAATGTGAGTGTGCGCCCAAGTACAAAACTGGCAGTGTATCCACAATTGAAGCAATGCCAGCTCCATCCTGTATCTGTATTTTTTATACCACCTCGTTGTCGCCTGTCAGCTGATTCACCACGATGTATACAACAAGGTGCATTTACTGAAATCCAACCACCAGAAGTTTGTTTGCGTTTTGCAGGTAAGAAAGCGATCACATCAATCATGCTTTATTATAGCACGATTTTTGGCATTTACCTATAGAAAAGGTCCACTACATAGCCAGTGCTGATCACCACTGCGGCACCTTGATTATTGGCCGGTACCGGATAATAAGGTGTGTTGACTCCAGCATTGGGCGCAAACCAATAACCCGATCCGCCGTCAGTCACTGTGATACTTGCTATTTCGCCATCGCCACCGATTGTGGCCACAGCCGTAGCGCCGGCACCTTCGCCCACAATGCTGATCTTGGGCGGAGCCAAATAACCGTTACCAGCATTGATAATGTTGATACTGGTCACTACACCGTCTTCACAGATGGCAGTGGCCTGTGCCGGTATGCCTTGGCCACCCGGCACAGCAAAGATACTGTTGTTGAAACACACTCGCAACAGTGGATGCCAGCCAACAACATTGAGATAAATGGTGCTGGTCTCGTTGAAATAGGTAGTGCTTTCGGTCACATTGTACGGTACACTTTCGTAGTCAGCTGCTGCCTGTGCCTTGATCGTACCTGTGTAACCATCCAAGGTCATCTGTATGGTAGTAATGCCCTGTCTGGGCGTGATAAAACTGCTGTAGTATTCGGTAAGAGCAAAACTGTTCCAATAGTTGGCTCCGTTAGGGTTGCCATTCCAATAATAGTCGCCGCCAGCATTGCCAAAACTGGTGCCATCCGCTGATCCTTGAGCTGAGAGCTTAACTGTGGGTATGGTAAGTGGAGCACTGGGCACATATTGTGGCAACACGCTGTCCACTATGTTAAGAGGTGCGCGACCACCAGACTGGGCATCAACAAATACTGGTTCTATCAAGTTTCCACTGGCTCTAGTTATACTATAAAAGGCTGGTTGAGCAAGTACTGTCAACAA